CAGAAGCCATTGCGGCGCCTGCTCTCTCAGGGTAACCACGTCCGTGCGGTTGTCGGCAATGTCGATACGTTGTACTTCCGTGAAGGTAGTACCGTTGTTCGATACCTCGAGCTGGAACAGGGAACTTACCCCACCCGAAGCAACTGTTGCGCCAAAATGCACAATCTTGGATTGATTGCCTATCCCATCAGAATATCCATCCGTGGAGGCAGCAGGAATCGTAAACGTTAATAACGTTATCTTCGTCACGCTACCAGATGCAGACGCGCCGAATTTCTGTAGCCTGAACGGCGTCGGGATATTCGCTGTCTGTACCATGTAAGAATTATATCCTTCTCAAAGCTTATTGATAGCCCGCAATGAGGTAATCTAAGCCGTCCATGCCGCGCATTTTAAGCCATGCTTTCATGGTGGTGCTAGTAGGCCCAGAGCCACCCGTATGACCATTAAGAACTAGGGAGGTGGCGCCGTCCGCTGCAACCAATGTATTGACGAGAACGGTTCCCGTAGTGTCTGGGAAGGAATACCGCTGATTCCCGGTATTGGCATGGGACAACTCGCCGTAGAAATTCTCCGTCGAACGCCAACGAATGACTTGCCCAGCATTACAAAACCGAATCGCTTCGATGGGTGGCTGAGAGAAGCTGATAGAATAGAAAACCAGATCCCCAGTCGTAGTATCGACTCCCCATCGATAGCCGCTCTTGATGCTGCCGTTTACAAGTTCCGGGACGCCGGCGGCAAAGTATGCATTAGGACCGACTGTTACCGTTGTCGTGGATAGAGAGGTATTCTGCGGCACTAGGCCTACAGGAATATCCCGCAAGTCCGTCTCGGACGGATGGTAGCAGATGCCACCGCTAGCGGTTCCGCGCTTGTATCTGGATCTCTGCTTTCCGGTATCAGTCGTATCCCTAGGCGTCTGGGTATAGACGTAGGGATCTCCTTTACCACCAGTCGTGGTAGACGGCGCAGGGCTGGGAGTAGGGCTAGGGGTAGGAGAAGGGCTAGGCGGGGTGGGAGACGTCGACGGAGCTGGGCTGGGGGCGATGTTTCCACCCTGAGCAGCGAAGGAAGATGCAGCGCCGCAAAGAGGGTCGGAGTTGTTGCTTTTGTTGACGGCTGATGCTGCGCTTCCTGACGCAAGAGCGGAGTTGAACAATCCACCGGTGGCAGCGTTGGGATTGTAGTTCTGTCCAGCGTACTGCGTCCCCTGGCTAACAACGGCTCCCGTAGATGAAATCATATTCATCAGGGGGCCGCCACTCTGAATGTTGCCGTTGATCACATCACTGATGACTGGCAAATCCGGAAGGACGTAAATAGGAATGTCAGGAGGAATGTGCGGGATGGCTGGTCCGGTAGGAGTCGGATTTCCGCCGGAAGGCTGACCACCATTGCCCGGAGGATTAGGGCCAGTAGGAGGATTACTCTTAGGATTATATGATGGTGGTTGACGGATCGGAATGCCATCATCCGTATAGCCGATGATATCTCCAGGCTGTGGGGTTCCTCCTGCGGTGTTGTCGCCACCACCTTTGGTAAGCCCACCGCCAGTAGTATCACCACCATTAGTGCCAGTGCTACCGCCATCAGTACCGCCAGTAACGACAGGAGCACCACCGCCACCGCCGCCGAAGTATGGATTCGTAACAGAACCGCCACCAGCAACCCCGCCACTAAACGTAGGATTGACGGCTCCAGTCGTAGGAACGGAAATAGTAGGTGTTCTGGTGGTGGGCCGTCCAACTGTTGGAACTGTCGGATTCCCAGTGGTAGGAACAGTTGGATTCAGAGGGTTATATGGATAGTAGGGATAATAAGGAGTCGGCCTATTGGGAGTCGGATCGGGATTGTAGAAGTAGCTGGTAGACCACCATGCCCAATCCTGACCCGTCCAGCCCAGATGAACTGGAACTACAATCGGCGCATCTTGGCCCTTCTGGTAATCGTTCTCAAAGCGCAAAGGCCCGTCCTGCGCTTGATTCCTATAGAAATTTGCCTCAGTATCAATATGCAGACTATTGATTGGATTCCCATCCGCATCAATGCCGTTTTTGTGCTTGTCATTTTTGTTGCCGACATGGAACGGACCGCCGTCGTTGTAGCTTCCTTGGCCGATGATTATCCCACCAGATGCGCCTTGATTCGTCGTCGTATATGTAGTGGGTTGTTTATTCCATATGGTTGCATAAGCTGATCCAACTGAGCCAGTTGCGACCATGCCGCTTCCACCGCTTGCCGTAGTGGTGCCAGGAGCGTCTGGCTGTGTGCTGGAACCATCCCCGGTATCTACGAAAAATCCGCCCTTGGTTTCCCCGTTTCCGGTGAAGTAGAGTTGAAAGCCGATTGCATTGGCAGCGCCTAGAGGCCGCTTGATGACTCTGAAAGCAGACTGCAACCAGGCGCTACGCTCTCCGTCGTATTCGTTGTTCTTGTTTGTGTCGTAAACCAGAGAGCCATAGGTAGGATCCGGACCGACGTTGACGGCTACTAAGCGGTCATCACAAGGGAGGAAAATATCCTCCTGCTGGTTCTCCCGCATTGTGGAGCCAGTCCAACCGATCGTTCCGCCAGGAAATTTACGCTTATTGTGCATTACCTAGAACCACCAGAAAAGCTGAAGCCCAAGGATCCTCCCCTACCGATTCCAGGAATGCCGGTCAATCCGGATAGGGAGTTATTAAAGCCGTTCCCGGAGAAGCTAAAGCCAACCCCGCTGCCACCCCAATAACCACCATTGAAGCCGGAAAGGGAGTCTACTTGACCTGGGCCTGGACCAAGATAGGCAATAGCGCCATCCTGATAGACCCAGCCTCCACCAAGATCAATCTGAGCGCCGCCATCACCATTTCCGCCAGCACCGCCGGCGTCCCCCCCATCTCCCTCCATGCCAGCAAGGGGGCCGCCAGGGTCACTCCCCGCGGCTCCTTCAGGCTGGATGATGAGCGGGCTTTTTGGAGTGAAGCGGGTATCCGGCTTGCCGCTCTGACCAATCGGCAATACCTTCTGGTTATTCTGTTGCTGCTGGCCTTGAACTCGAGTATCTACATCGTTCCCACCACCACCGCCACTACTGCTCTTGATGACAGAGGGGTATCCGAATCCCCAGCAGCCCACGGGACGCTGAGAATAATCCGCCTGCCAGTAGTTCGCGCAGTTGAGATCCCCGCGGGTATCGGTGTCTTCCTTCCACGCGCCTACGGAGGTCTTGGTATCGTTGTCGTCCCGGCCGGTAATCTCGTAGCCCAGGATAGCCGCCCGCTGATGCAGGTCCCAAGGGGGGCTATCCTGGTCAAAGCCCCGATGCCTGAAGGGGAACATGCCGGGACCATTCGGGGACAACGATATAGCGGTATGACTCATGCTCCCCCCTGAGGTTGTACGAGACGTAGTATGACAGCCCGAGACGTACTATTCAAGAACCTGAAAACGTCTATCTGTTTGGTCATTCTCTCCGCAGTAGAGGGCATTGTTAACTGAGTCGTCGTTACTCCGTTTTCATCAAGCTTGTGGGTGATATCCGTCAACATCCCGTTCAAATGAACGTTCGGATTCATGCCACCCGTAACGGTCCCTTCATAATGATCTGCCAGGGCTGCATAGACTTTAGCTGCTTCCGCTTTGGCAAGATTGGTGAGAGACGCTCCAGTAGAAAGGCTTCCATCTTCCCCGTTAATAACCAGACCCTTGAGGTTCGGCGTCAGAGGAGTAGAACTCGCCACGCCGTTCTGGATTCCAAAGATAGCTTCGATGTCCGCTGACCTTGAATCCAGCCACATCACACGGGCGGTATCCAAGCCGCAATGGACATCCATTTCCGGGCCTTGAGCGTTCATAAGCCCGGTATTCTGCCCTTGAGGAACGAGGTCTTGTACATCAGAAGGGCTGATGGCAATGGAGTAAAGCTGGTTGATGTTGTTCGGGCTGGCAGGAACACACGTCAAGACGGTAGCCAGTTTGAAGCTGGCAGACAAAGCGGCATAGCCTCCCGCCTTGTTCAGGGTGTCGAAAGTAATGGCACGATCACGATTGGAAATATTCGTTGTCGGCATGGAGTTGTTATCCGACTTCAGATTTGACGGCAGAATCATTTCAATCATCCGATTGAAATCAATCCGATAGTTGATATGGATGATACCCTGATCCTGATCCAAGACGGTGATGTAAGCGGGAGCTGGGGCTACCGTGCTATCCAAGATGCTATTCTTGGGGTAGCCGCTTCTGTTCTGAGCGATATCGAAGCTTCCGCCGGCTGCGGCATTCCTGGCTTGCTGGCGCTGAGAATAGACGAGAGCATAGTCACAGTAGGCCAGAGATGGCGCCCGCATGGCGCTTTGAGGATCAATGATAGAGATCCGGAAAGCCCTGATGGAGAACATCTGATTGACCCATGCCGAAGGCAGCCGATAGGTCGTCCGATAGTTGTTCTGAACTGCCGCGATGCGCTCCACCCAAGGCGAAGAATTCCCGTTCGGCCCAGGTTGCTGGCCGATCTGATTCAGCTTGCTCCAGAGGTCCAGCCAAGGCACAAAGGCCCGTTGAATGAGCGGATGATCTAGATTCTGGCTTGCTCCCTGAACAGGTAGCGGTCCCCACGCTGTGAAAGCATCATCCATGAGAATATAGGTTCCCATGGGGATGGTATTGCCGTTGACGGTCAACTGATAGTCCACGCTAGGGAGGACGTTATCTAGGGTCCGCTGATAGGAGACTTTGATACCACCAGCCGTAGGGCCTACCGTGGTATCTACGTCGTGGTTGCCGCTTCCAGATGCGGAAGAATTGGCGTTCTCGAGGGCATCGAAGCGAACCTCAACTTCAGGCGTGAACTTGACGTTTATTTTCGACGGGCGAAGCGCCGCATTCGATACCAAAGCCGCATGGCCGCCCCCAGGGATCTCCGGGAGAATCGCGTTATAGATCGCTGCTTCATCCCCACCAGTCCTCGAGAAGAAGATAACGGAGCCATCATAATCAACGTAGACTTCCGCCTCGGGAAGGTACTTGATGAGACGCTGTACGGCGCCGTCGCCTTGGTCGTCTAGCTGGAAGTCCTCGAGAGGTAGGCCACTACCACCGGACGTCAGACGACTATCAATCGTCATCTGGGCCGTCTGGCCCCAATACTGTTTCTCCTTCTGGAGAACTCCGTCAACAGAGTTGGTCATGATGTCCCGCATAGCGTCGTCTACTTGCCAGATCGCCCCTTTGTTGAGGGACCAGGGCCAATAGGCGAAGTTCGGGACGGATTGGTTAAGCTGAACGGGTGCTTGATCAGAAGCTACCGCCAGCTTGTTGCCTACCCTGCGGCGCATGTTCAGGCGACGAAGGGTATGGGCATAGCTCCAGAACCAGCGCCGATCGGCAAGCGTGACGGAGGTGATGTAAGGGTTAGGCCCAGGCGCAAGATTCAGAATCCAGAGATTCGTTATCGTTAATGCTTGACCATTGTTTCCGGTAATAGTAAGCGTAACGGGCGCCTTCCTGGCGCCACCCTGGAACAGTGCTTGAGCATCTTCCGGGATCATCTCCACGGATGTAATGGTCGGAGAGGTTCCAGACCTAAGAGACCAGCCTACAGGAGCGCTATTGATGATGGGATAGCCTTCAAGAGTGGCGGTGCTTTTTTTGGCAACCATTAGGTGGCGACTCCACCATTAACGGTACCAGCCGTGGCAACGCTGGAAGTCCTGAAGTTCCCGTATTGGCAGACGGTTTCGATGGCCCAGGAAGCAACATAGTTCGTCGTCCCGCCATCCGAGATACCGCGGTTGATGCTCGTTCCCTTGGGCTCCCTGGAGATGACGCGCCATTTATCCCCAAGGTTACAACTCGTCGCCCCGCCATCCCAAAGGCTGTCGATCATCTTCATGGCAGCGCCATTGTAGGTGACGTCCAGGGCGACGAACTCCTCAAGGATAGTCCGGAGGCGAATGGCAGGCCCCTGGTGTTCGTAGTAGTCGAACACGTTCGGAGTCCAGAGGCCATGAAGGACAATGCCGGTATTCGTCCGATCGCTGACCGTCACATGCCGTTCAATGTTGTTGTTGATGTAAGCAATGAACTGCATGGAAACGCTGATGCGATTGTAGTAGGGATCGTATTCCGGCTTGTCCTCGATGAGCGTCAAGGACGCCCCAGATGCTTCCGTCTTCGCTGCCTGGATGAGCAAAGGCCTTACGACGTTCTTGTATTCCGTGACTAGATCCTTGGTAATGGTCTTATCCACTCCGACCGAATAGGAGAGGTTAATAATCCAAGGCTTTTCCTGGGTGCTCGTCGTCGTTCCGGGACCGCTACCGGGAACGCTAACTACAGTTGGGCTAGTCGTTCCTGAATAGTCGGAGATCCCTGAAACACCCGTCCCAGAAGATCCATCCCCAGTCGAGAACCCTGAAGGATCGCTGCCGTCCCAGGAGAAGCGTTCAACGTCAATGATAAGGGTGGGGTCGATGAGCTCTGCAACATCCAGAGTTCCAGCGCCCTGGTTAAAAAGAATCTCCTTATAGATCACCGTGAAATTGGTGAACTTGTCGGAGATGTTGAAATCTACCTTCGGCTCCGAAATCTTCTCCCAGGTTGCAGTATTGTCAATGGTGCTAAGAGCCGTCGTGGCATAAGCCGCAATGCTCGCTAGATACTGCTCATAGGAGCCGTTAGCCGACAGCGCCGTATACATACCGTCGATCGTGACGGTGCGCTGACGGCTAGGAGAATAGGAGACGGTAACGGTACTGAAGCGCCGGCCAGAAGTGCTGGTATTGTCTGCTGGGCGCCCGAACTCTAGACGAACGTGGTACTTGATAGACCGTCCAGTATCAGCGGGATCGCCAGGCTTAGAAATGCTTGGGTTGCAGTCCAAACCCGTGTTGTCACTCTGCTTGAGAGAGAACAGGGTTTGACCAGCCTGAGTCCAGGTAAAGTCCTGACGAGGAACTCGGAAAGCGTTCTCACAGGCAATGCATTCAGTAGAGAAAGCTGCATCCGTGATAGCCGTCGTGATGAAGTCGAATTCAATAACAGTCGTTTCGAAATTGTTATCCATGGTCCTGCGGACATCGCCATCAATCTGGCGAGCGGTAGAACCACCTACCGAAAAGCCGTTGTAGGTAATGACATAATCACGAGTTAAAGGCATTCATTCACCGCATTGTTCATCTGCTCATACTCAGAAAGAAGCCATCTCTAAGCTGATCTGTAATGCCACTATTACCAACTGCACCAGCCCTTGTTTGAGCTTCATTACGCGACATCAGATCGGAGAATTCTTTTTGAAATTGCGACAATCTTGAGAACTTTGAACGATAGAAGAACGTATCTGGAAGTTTTCCTGTAACCGCCGCTACAGTTGAATCCCAATCGTAAGCCATGGAAAAAGATTCTTTCCATGACTTAAAGTAATTGTTGGCATAAGAAAATGTTCCGTTTGCATCTGACAAGAATTTCCCAAACTCGGTCTGCGATGCTGCCGCGCCGCTCTTCATTGAATAGGCAAGAGCAAGGCCGCTATATTGAGCTCCTTTATCAAGAGCCTTATAAAGTGCAGCAGCTAGACCAAGTGTAGATGCATTAGCACCAGCGTTATCCCCGTTAATACCGCCATTAGGAAATGGATTAAGTTTATTACCAATAGATTTTAATGCAGCCAATCCAGCATTCTGAGGAGAAGTGCCACTGGAAGACTGAGGCATTCCAGAAGATTGCTGATGCAGTTGAGTTCCAAAAAACTTCCCAATCGTCCCGATATTAACCTGCGGATTATAGCCCCCAGACTTAGGCAGTACCTTTTCGAGGAGCTTATCCGCAATGTTCTGTCCGGTTCTTCCGCCGCTAGGCTTGGCATTGAAGCCGTCTTTATTGACGCGATCAACCACCATGCGCCGGCTGCGTTCATTGTTCCGAAGGCGCCGCTCTACCTCGTCCACCTTCTTTTTAGCTTCGTCGGTGTCGAGTTTTAGAGTTACCTTTACGTCTCCGGTGGTCGGGCTATCCGCCATTTAGCACTTCTCTAAAGCTGTGCTTTTGTAGGTATGCTATTGCACTTCTCAACCGAGATATATTATCGTCTAACTGCCCAAGACCATAATTACATGGAGTACAAAGCATTTCTCGAACAACACCAGTCCTATGGTCATGATCAACATTCAGTGGGTATCTGTCGGATTTACAGATAGCGCATTTATATTTCTGAGCTTTCTTCATCTCCTCAACTTGCTCAACGCGTAATCTATATTTCTTAAAGAAGTTTGCATCTCTAAGTTTTTCTCTATTTGTTCTGCCCCACTTCCTTCTGTTGTAATAGGCTTGATCTCTAACCCCAGGTTTCTCCATCCTTTCGCGTACGTATTCTCTCCAGCGTTGCTTGCCCTTTCCATGTCTCCAATTCATAACTAATTGGTTGCGGCACGTATTGCACTGAGACATCTTAGAAATAAACCCACTTGGCCACGGTCTATCTCTATACTGTGAACGTGGTTTTAATGCCTTACAGCGTGTACATACTTGACTCCGCGTTATCTCTTTTCTTTTCATAGAGATTATTATATCCATGTGCACATCGCACTGAAAGAATAATCCCGGTACGCCAGATACGTCTTGTTCTCCAGATGTCCCGCCCTGATCTGGCCCTTACCGCGGAACTGAATCGTAATGCTCTGAGCGGCATTCAGAAGCCCAATGGCGTTATAGAGCTGCTGCTCGAGGCTGAACAATCCCTGCCCTTCGCTGGCATTTGCGCCATTGGTCAGGTTGGCGCCCATCAAAGCATTCGAGCCGACAGGATCACCAGGGATGTTGACGATCAACCGAACTTGGAAGTTTTCATAGAGCAGATCAGGTTCCTCGTCATACTTCGGATCGCTTTCCCCATCGAGCGGCTGAATGAGCGCCATGGGACTACGGAAATTCTTTAGGGAAAATTCCATAGCCGTTTCGCTATTCGCCGTGATTTGTACGCTTCCCGTAGGGAAGACGACATTCCCACCGCTCCATTGCTGGGCAATAAGCTGCGTTTTAAGGGCCGTCGTCAGCGTCGAAATATTCACTTGAGCTTACCTTCCAGAGCCGCCCTTACTGCGGCATCTTCCCCCTCTACCAGAGCCAGAGCTTCCACGGGTTTGAGCATGTAATAGATAACGAGTGCGGCATCCTCCATTGTTAACTTCTCAACCATTTCGATAGACGCTACCTGATCGTCTTCAGACAAAGCGCACCATTCCGCCCAAGTGAACCTTCCCCCTCCACGATGAAAAGCTTCTAGTGGACTCATGGCAAGCCACCAACCAATCCGACCGCATAGACACGGCCTTGAGAATCGGGGATCCCCGTGAAGGACACCGCAAGCCCGTATTCCTCGCCAAGGGACAGTTGCAGCTTGGCGGCATCATCGATCGACGGAATGGCGTTATAGAACTTGATTCCAGGATGAGATGCAGAGGCCGTGGGGGTAAATAGCATCACTCCAGCCCTGCTAGCTTGCGGCGTACCCGGCTTGCTATTCGTCTGATTGTAGGCGTAGGAGAACGATCCCGCCGGCGGGAAGATCGTCATAGCATCCGCATCGGGATAGCGAAGAACGCCGCGGAAGATCGGGGCATCTCCAAGGTAGATATCATCTACGTGTGTTCCCCACTCCTCTGCATAAATCAGCCTATCTCTAGAGTTAGGCTCAAAGACCATATCCCGCAGCATCCCTAGAACCGTGCCATTAAAACTCAAGGTTCCACGGATACAGATGATGCTTCCGCTACTTGGGGCAGCCATTACTTATTCCCCGCGTACTTGTCGAAATGCTCCTGGATGGCGCTCAACATATCTCTCCAGAGAGCTTGGAAGATGCCCACAAAAGGCCTGGAGCCAACCTTCGTTGTAAGAACCCGCTTCTTGAGCAAAGGTTCAAGCTTATCGGCGTAGAGCTCTGCCTTTTTGGTATAGCCCTTCTTCTTGTCGCCCCTCTTGTAGAGGAACTTCCTAATTCCCTGCTTTACCTGAAAGCTGATCGCCTGCTTGGTCGTGCCGCCATAGAACTGAGTCCCGGCATATGGCTTCATCGTTCCGACTTCAAAGGAGGTTGCATCAAGGGGCTTATAGGTCATGGAGGCGATAAGACCACCTCTGAAACCTTCATCAATCAGCGCCGGCCGATCGACAAACCGGATAGGCTTCGGAGAGAGTCGGCCATTCTGGAAGTCTGAAACGGTGCCAGCGATATTCAGTTTAGGCTCTCCTTGGTTGGGATATCTTGCCGCCCACTTGAATTCCCCGAGACGCTGATACTTGAAGGAGTCGATGGAGGCGCCAAGCACCATGGCACCAAGCTTCTTCATCAGGGCTTGAGGATTCTCAAGCTCTTGTTTCAGGCGAATGACCGCCTTTAACTGAGCTCCGTGGATCGTGACATTAGGGTCCAGTGCATCAGACATCACCGATCCCCAATGATTGAGAGATGCCACCACCAGGTAAGGTAGGAACGATGCCGATTGATTTAGTCCAGTCGGTATCCACGGTGGCGCCCATGGGATCCGGTGTCCTGGTCTTCGTGGAATCCGTATAGGCGAGGACCCTATCCCGGCCCAAGGTATCTTTCAGGGTATCGAGGTATTCCGCCGCGGCTTCGTACTCCGAAGGAGAAATCTGACCCGTCCAACACTGAAGCTTGAGCATCATGAGATTGATGCAGGCGTCAACGTGAGCGGCTACGGTAGAGTCATAGGCAACGCCGCAGATGGTCTGAAACCGTCCCGCGACGTCAGAAGCCGCTAGAGTCTCCAGCGCGGTATTGGGAGTGGTGGCGGTAGAAGCTCCAGGATTGCTGAAGTTGGTCCTAAGCTGCGCATTGACTCGGGCCTGATAGTCTGCAAGAAGAGACGTAGCGCACCTCTCTTACTTCTTGAGCAGAGTGATGGTTCTAGCCGCACCTTCGCTGGAGCCGCTCACAAACTGGATATATCTCCATGGGGAAAGAGTGGAGCGCACATCCTGCTTTAAAGCGTAAGCCTTTCCAGCGGTAACCGTAATGCTTACCGCTGCGTTCGAAGAGTCGTTCAGGGCACTATAGGTCACATCATCCGTGGAAACGTTGAACGTAATGGCACTTCCGGTAAAAGCAGCAGGCATGATGAATCCAACAAGCCCTTCAAGAGATCCGTAAGAATCCAGATCGATTGAGCCGGAAACAGTCGCGCCACTGGCGATTACCGCGGAATTAGTGCGAGTTGCAGCCATATCTAATCCTCTTTAGGCGTCTGCCCAAGTAACGCTTGAGCCGTTGGAACTCGGCAGGTAGAAATTCCACCCACGCCAGATCATGTTTTGATTCACCCCAGTCCCGCCGTCCACATCCGCCCATTGAAGCTGATCATTGATCTTCCAAGGGTTATAGGTGGCCGCGGTGGAAGGAATCGCCCAGTACCACGTATTGTCATGCGGCTGGCCCTGAAGCAGGAGCGCCTCTCCAATCAGGAGGCCGCTGCCGCCAGTCCGGTTGTACTGGATTTGTACATCCGTCAAGGAAGGATCGCTCTTGATGAAGTTCTTCGGCCAGCAGCCCTGTCCGGTCACTCCAGGAACCAAGAGAACGCGCCAGCCAGTCAGGCCATCAACAGTGACGGAGGTTCCGTAGTTTCCAAGCCGTGCCGTCAGCGTCCCAGTTGCGCTGTTCACCTGCGCGTTATAGATCACCGCGAAAAGGTAAGGGGTTCCAGGGTTCAGCTTGGTTCCCTTGATGCTCAGGAGTTGCCCCAGCGTCGTGGATGCAACCAGATTGATTGCATAGCTGTTCGATGACGTCGTTGACGGCGCCACGCGGTAATAGTTCGTAGCGTCGAACGTGTAGACGGAGCTGGAATCGCCCGCGGAGCTCGTCCAGTTAGAGATGCCGTTCGGATTGGTAGCGGATCCCGTAGCGCTGGAGAAGCTATCGAAGGAAGCATTAAACAGCCCAGGGTTGGTATCGTCCGTGTTTCTTGCCGTGACGACTGCATTAATACCCGATCCGCTACGCCGGATCTGGTCGACGTATGGAACGGATGCCTGGACGCTGAAAACTTCCTGGCCCGTCTTGCCACCAGTCGAAGCATCCTGTACGCACCGGGCCAGCTTGCTATCACACCAGATGTTCTCAATGGGATAGTTCCACTGATCTCTGGTAAGCCTGAGAATCTGGCCATTGCCCTGGTTGCTACCTCCGCTCAAGCTGCCATAGGCACTAGGAGTGCCGTAGGTAATAGCGCGGCTCGAGACGGCAAGGTGATTCTTCTGCATGTACAGGAAGAGTTCCTGAAACATCGCCGCATCGTTGTTGGTGGTCGTAGGAAGCGGCGCCGAGAGCGTATATTGCTGAATCCAGGACCGAAGAACGGTCTGGATGTAGTTCGGCATCAGGACGCCGTTATTGGCCGCCCTGCACTGTTGGATAGCCTGTTCCGCCGGCCGGATGAAATCGCCGCCGTAACTCGCCTCATAGCTCGCAATGAGGGAGACCAAGTTCGTAGCGTTGACGTACCCGAACTTCTTCTGCTCGTTCAGGATCTTGCAGGCGTTGGAAAAGGCCGTCTGAACGGCGGCCACCGTCATGTTTGCGATGCTGCTACCCTCCTGTCGGCGAACGCCCTCCTATGGCGAAAATGAGACCTTATCGTCCGCTTAGGGAGGGCTGAGGATTCCGCATAAGAGCGGGAACGTCATGCTGCTGAAAACGGTCTTTGATCTTGACGAAGTAGACGAAATCGGACACAGGCCGATCCGTATCCTGGTTGTACTGAGTCCGAACATGCGTCTGGAACTCCGGATTCTGGCTCTCATGAACCCAGTTGCCAGAGCCGATCGGCAGCTCAATCAGACGATAGATCGACGCCGTTTCAGGGCGCCCAGCATTGATCGGGCCGCGGATCATATGATGATCCGCCTGGAAGAGAATTTCCTTCACTTCCTCATCCGTGAACTCGCCAACGGCGCCGGCCATGGTGATCCCGTTGGAGATCGGCTGATTAGGAGACTGAACGGGGCTACGCTGGGAAGTGCCACTGAAGGCCTGGAACACGATGCCGCGAATGGCGATGTTCTGGAACCATTCACACTTGCCGCTCCAGAGGCTCATCCCATCTTCGCGCATCCAATTGGCTTCAGCGCTCTTGCCATTGATGGCCGCTTTGGTAGTGGGAAGGGTGCCGTACCAGTACAGATTGCGCTTCAGGTTATCCGGCTTGGACGGATCCTTGCGCATCTTGTCCAGAAAGGAAACATCACTACGAAGGGGCTGCTGGACAAGATCAACTTCCTTGACCGTCGAAGGCTTTTCGACAACAGGAGCGGTAGCCATAAACTCAATTCCTCCTTCTAGACCCTGGGTATTCCTCTTTAGACAACCTTGACCGTATTGAGGGGCAGAACCAGGCCGTAGCCAGCCCGATCCTTGTACTGGACATACAGCTCACCCGTATCGCGGGTATGGTCGCTGGTCTCCCAGTTGGCGATGCTCTCGAAGAAGCTCTGGCGCTGCTGCTTGATGAAGCAACGCTTTTCGTTCGAAAGACCGCGCATCCAAGCGTAGAAGCTGTTGCCAGTGATCCGCTGATTGATGACAGGCATAATCGGCGTACCATCGGACAGAACGAAGTTCGAAATGCCAGCGTTAGAGGTCGTGGTATTCGCGCCGATCGGCACAACCGCGGCCTTGAGGGCCTGAGACATCACCAGCGTCAGGTTGGGGCCGTAGAAAATCTTATAGCCGTTCTTGCTGATCTGCGACGGATCCCAGAGCGGCTGGCTCTGAGTATCCTGGAAGTTGATGAGCGTCTGCTTGATCGTGAACAGATCGTTCATGACGGCGTTTACCGTCTGGCCGGTGTTGTTGAACTGGTTGCCCGTCGCCACGCCGAAGCGAGCGGAACCCGAGTACAGGCCCGTGCCGTCCGCGGCGTTCGGGACCGTGGGGAGGAGCTTCGGGTCCGTGGTGTTCTGGAGGACCTGGTAGAAGATGCGCTCAACCAGAGTGGCCCAGTGCCGACCAACCTGCCGCGCCTGATCGTACAGGCTCGAGGTCTGGTCGTCCTGAACATCGTTATCGTGGAAGTAGA